GGGTGGCCCGTCATTGCTAATCCCTACTTGGATACTCCTGCTGTCGGCGCTTCTCCCATTTACCTAGCCAACTGGCCTCGGTTTATGTGGATCGTTGATTATTCGGAGATGACGCTGCAACGCATGGAGCAGACGCAGCCTGGGACAATCACGATCTACGCTGAAAAGCGTTTGGTCTCGACTGTGCGTGATGTAACCGCTGGCGTTCGTTTGATCGGAACTTGATATGCCAAGTCAGCTACAAGGTAATTTCGGCGCGGGTTCTCGCAACCCGTTCAACTACCAAAAGGTAGTGCAATCAAACCGTGACATTGTTACGCAATGGCTCACGCTCGACGAAATCACCAACCAGCTCAATTTGTTTGCAGATGAGTCGCAGGATACTTATCTGGAATCGCTTGAGCTGGCTACGCGCATGGCAATTGAGGACTATCTAGGTGTGCCGATCTGTAACGTAACGTATGAAGTTGGTTACATGATTTCGGGCTTGATGGCAGCTCCGGTTTCATTAGACTTTCCGGAAGTGTCGCAAAACGGCGTAAGGGTTAATACCGTTAAGTATTACAACGACCTTAACCCACCGGTTCTTACGACCATCTCAAGCTCAAACTATTACTACGATCCAACAGGAAACAAGTTGGTTTTGTTTGAGGTCCCCAACAACATCAATACTTACATGACTGCGCCGATGCTGTGCCAGTACACCCTTCAGGGTAGCGTCATCGGCCAGTACCCTGTGGTCAAGCAAGCCGGTCTTTTGCTTCTCACGCATTTCTACAATAACCGGTCCGCCATTGCTGAAATCCAGCACAAACAACTTCCGTGGGCGATTGACCAGTTGTTGAGACCTTACAAGCCGCTGGTGATGTAATGGTCTTACGCGTCGATCAAATCACGATTAACAATCTGACGTTTGGAGTCACTAATCTTGGTGAACAAACAACGACAGAGACTGCGTGGTTTCAGACTCGCGCAAAAACAAAGTCTGTCCATAACCGGATCAAGACGCTGGAGCGATTTAGGCAATACGACAACATGATGGATTTTGTCGTCAATTACACGCCTAACATTCGCACAATCTCGGACGCGCAAGAGGCTTACAGCATTACGTTCAGAGAAAAATCTTGGCGTATTGCCGAGGTCTACGAACATGACGACAGGCAGTGGGTAACCCTCACTTGCTATCGCAACGAACCGACAACGGCTGTGTAATGGGTCAGAATTCCGCAATTACCTATGCCCAAGCAATACAGGCCCAGTTAAATACGGTCTGTACGCCCACGCCGGTTTACGCTGTGTTTAACCGCAACTTTGCAACCGAGCCGACGTTTGTTACTTGGCAGCTTAGAGATGTGCATCAGCCGGTTTATACAGGGCCGCAATCAGTTAAGGGTATAGATAGGCCAGTCTTTCAGGCATCAGTCTTTGCGCAGCAAATGGCTAATTGCTATGCAAAGGCTCAGCAGATTGTTGACGCATTACACGGCTATCAAGGGACTTTTGGCGGCTTGTTTTTTGTGGCAAAAGTTGATGTTGATTGGCTGTTTCATACATACGATAATGACAACAAGTTACATCAAATCGTTTTAGATTGCACGTTAGATATTCCTTCATGAGGTGAAAAATGGCACTCCCTAATAAAGTTTTACCCGGCTTTTCAGCCTCTCTATATTGCCAGCCGGGGGCGAATCCCACTCCTTTGACTACCGCTAACCTTAGCGTTTACGTTTCTACTTCAGCGATTGCTGTTTCTGGTAACTTGGTTCCGGTAGAAGCAATTCCTGCATTTGGACAAGACGATGCGGTTGCTAACTTTGCCGTCGCTGGTTCGCGTCAGTCTGACAAGATCCCAGTTCAGTCTGCACCGACTTCCATGACTGTTGTGGCCGCATGGAATCCGGCAGACACAAACCTTCTTTTGCTCCGCGCAGATGCTTACAACGGTACGATTGACCGTACGTTTGTAATCTCTGCGACAGATGGCACGAACATCGTTAACTACGCCTTCAATGGCCGTGTTAGTCAGTGGACGATTGACCCAGCCCCTGGCGCAGAAGCTCAGGTTACTTTCACGATTCATCCGAGAGGCAATCAATATGGCTGGTCAAACAACACTTGATGAATTAGTGGCGCTGATGGCGGAATTCAGGGGCGACCTTCATGCAATGGCAAAAGGGCATCCCTTTACCTTACAAGAGGTGGATGCCGCCCTACAGGAAGCCAGCCCCGGCGGTGCCGAAGCAGTCTGTCTGTCTGTGCTGAGGGCTCATGCAAAGAGCGAGTGATGATTTATTGAGTTATCTCATCGCTCAAGCCCAAACCGGAGCTAAGAACTGGTTTGGGTATCCTCAACAGCGTTTGATTAACATCAATCTCTGTCACAAGATAGCAGAGGCTCATGCGCCCGACATGACTCCAGAAGAGGTCGTGAATTACGTCATCAAGCTCAACGATCTTATTTACAAGCGGATTGTTACCAATGGAGTTTGAGGTAAAAGGGCTAAGGGAGCTGGAGAAAACGCTTCTGGACATGCAGCAAGAATTTGGCTCTACTGCGGCCAAAAGATCCTTGGTGCCCGTTCTTAGGAAAGCTGTTGTTCCCGCAAAAGACTACATTAAATCAATTGCGCCTGTAGATACTGGCCGCATGAGGACGACGGTTCGTGCTGGCGCTAAAGTTGCATCCGGCAAAGACAAGAAGAGAAAGTATCTAAACCAAAATACGCTTGCTTTTGGTTATGTTGATGTTGGTGTTAAGTATTACGACGAGAAGGGCGAATACCGGCCTGCAACCGAAGCTCGTGAATATGGGACGGCAGACCAAGCGGCCACACCTTTTATAAGGCGTGGTTTTCAAACTGCTATACCAAACATGTTAGAAATACTAAGACAAGATCTAGGCACTCATTTAAACAATTGGGCAGCAAAACAAAGGGCGAAAAGATGAAACTACACGAACGTCTGGGCGGATTCCAGAGAAAAAAATACAAGACAATTCAGTTTAACGGCCACGATTTAGAAGTCTATGTTCCTACTCGTAACGAGATGCAGGAACTGATGGCAAAGATGCGTAAGCCTTCAGATGAAGTTGTCGAGGCTGAGTATCAAGCGCTCTTGCAATCATTGTGGGAGTTTGCCACGCCATCCGACGAAGGCATTACGGTTTCCGATCAGGATGTGATTGTGCAAGGGTCCAGCATGAGGACTACCGCGCGTTACAAAGCCATTCAAAAGATGCGCGAGATTGCAATGATTTCGCTTGTCGGGTTTAAGGAAGGCGAAGATTTATTTGCCCTGTCTTATGACGATATTTCTGAAACGCTGTCCGAGGTTGATATCAAGCATCTTGTGGAGCTTGTGCAAAAGACAGTTGATCCCTCTTACGAAGAAACGAAAAAAAACTAACTGGGTCGCTATATCTTCAGATTAGAGCTGCTGCAATATTCAACGGACAGCGGCCAGAAGTCTTTGATAATCTTGATGTAGCGACCGTAAGAGCGTTAGAATTGATGTGGCGCGACGGCATGATAGGTGGCAGGCAAAACCTCATGCTTATGTCGCACCTGATGGCGATTGTCTGGAACATTGGGTCTTCTTTCTCGCGCAACGCACAGTCTAAGAAGCCTCAAGAGTTTTTCCCGCACATGGAGGAATATTTCATACCTCCAAGCAACATGACAAGACAAGAGCGCGATTTTCTAGCATTCACTTCGTTGCCAGGATTTCGCAAAGAGTTTCTTGACATCTTAGGGGGAAACAATGGCAGGTAAGATGATCGCCGGTTTACAAGTCGGCCTGGGCCTTGATAGCGCAGAGTTCAAAAAAGGCGCTGACGAAGCCAAGAAGAAAGCTCAAGAGCTAGGCCAAACGCTTGAATCTACCGGCCAGCAAACAAGGTCTTACTCATCCGCATTAAACGATGCGGCCAATGCAAAAAAGAACTTTCAATATAACCTCAGAAATATTGGTTATCAAGTTCAGGACTTTTCTGTACAGGTAGCCTCTGGAACGTCGGCGGCTCAAGCCTTTACTCAGCAGCTTCCGCAGCTTTTAAGCGGATTTGGTACGTTAGGCGTGGTTCTTGGTAGCCTTGCGGCAGTCGGTATTCCGTTAATTACTGTTGCATTCTCAAGCCTTACAAAAGATGTAAAAACTCTTGAGGACGCGACGAAAGACGCATCAAGCGCCGCCGCTCAATTTGTTGCTGCCAACAATAAAGCCGCTTTATCGCTGAAAGATATTGGCGAGAGTTATTACAGCGATGCCGCGCCAGCTTTAAAGGCTTTGTATCAACAGCTTTACGACATATCAAAGCTAAAGCTTACTAACGAAATCAAAGAGTTCACTAAGGCGCTGACAAATGAATACGCGCCTATATGGAAGTTAGCGCTCCCCGAAATCTTCAAGCCTTTTATGGATTCTCCTATAGAGAAGCTATCTAAGGATCTTGGTGTTTCTCAAGAGGAAGCCAAAAAGCTATTTGAAGAGTTAAGAGCATTTGACCAAAATAAACGCACGTTTGAAGAGCTGCGCGACTTTGTTTTAAGCCTTGCACTCAACACAAAAGAAGCGACTAAAGAAGGTGCTAAGTTTAGAGAGCAGCTTCTGCAAACAATCACAACCATACAAGAAGCGCAGGCCGCGAAAAGCGAAACTCAAAAGAAAGAAGAAAGCGAAGCCGAGAAAAACGCTAAGCGCCAAGCCGAAAGAACCAAGGCATACATTGATGGGCTGGACGCTCAGATTCGCAAGTTACGCGAAGGTGAAGATGCTGCTTTGCGATTTGAGGCCGCGAAATATGGTTCAGAAGCTCTGCAAAAGGCTAATGAATTGATTGCTGCCAAAGCTGCAAAAGAGGTAGAAAAGCCTGAGTTTTTGACGGCTATTTTTGGTACGGACGAATCTAGAAAAAACTTTTTAGCCGAAGTTCAGGCTGACATTAAGGAGGCCGCTAAAGATCTTGACTATGGCGCGTTATTTCCTAATGCTGATCCATTTGACAAGCCAAGTTCTCCTGGCAAAGGGCAGTCTTATGAGGAGATGCTTGCGCTTGCTAGAAAAGAAATTGAAGCTTCCCTGACACCGTTAGAAATACTCGGTGAAAAGCTACAGCGAGTCGATCAGTTATTGTCAGAAGGTTTTATCACTGAAGAACAATACTTCAAGATTGTCAACAAATACTTTGCCGACATGAAGGGTCAGATTGATCCGATGAAGGAATTGTTGGAAGACCTTCGTGACGGGTTTAAAAGTGTTGGCGCTGAAATTGTCGATGCGTTTATGCGCGGTAAGTCAGCCGCCGAAGCTTTCAAAAACTTGGCTAAGAGTTTGTTTCAACGACTTGCTACAAAATCTCTTAATCGTTTTATTGATTCTTTTCTTCCTTCTGGCTCATCTTTTACGGATTTGTTTAGAGCCAGCGGTGGACCGGTTAATAGCAATCAACCTTACATTGTTGGCGAAAAGGGCCCTGAGCTATTTGTGCCGAAATCAAGCGGGACGATTGTCCCTAACAACGCGCTTGCGGCCACGGGAGGTAGCGTTGTTTA